AGCATTGATTGTTTAATAAAGTCCATGATGCCAACGTTTTCTTTTCTGATATAGTCAGTAGACTACCACAGATGCCCAGATTGTAATGACTGCGAGTTCACCAAGTTTATGAGTGAGCACATGTTTGAGTTTGAGATCTCAAAGCAGAATTTGCTGCTGGCTTGTTCACAGATACCTTTTTCTTTGGAGAAGGAGCCAAGCGGGTTGTTATCGACGATTAACACCTATCATTAAATTAATGGAGAAATTAGCAACGTGACAAGATTTTGTCAAGATGTTAAGAAATGTAGACAGCAAAAAGACTGCAGATTAGTTAACAGCATTAAGAGAGTCACTCTTACCATTGCTTGGCTAATTCACAGTCGAAAACGGAAACAATCGTTTCTGGATTGTGTCGAATGATAAGTAGCGAATGGAGACCTACAACATACTTCTTGGCTTAGCCCTGTTAGGAGTTGGTGTACATCTGCAATCAAATTACTATGATATCTTAAAAGGCTTCGGAAAGCAACAAGCAAGGGCTTTAATTAGACCTTTCACCGCACATAATTCTAAACTCGGACTAAATTTTGATGTAGCAGCTTGAAATGCCGGTGACGCCTAAGACAAATGGTACAAAGCAGCTGTGGGACCACTGTATTCCCCTTCAGCTTATGAGCCGATCCTCAAAATAGCTAATATTGACACAACAAGATTCAAACCTGGAGTAGTCATGTGAATGTGAGGTCCTGAGGAACAAGAACCGCAAGATGATTATGAGATGGTAATGTGAGGCCCAACACCTAATGACTCAGACAGAGATTTGCAGCTAGCTTAAACTACTGAAGACCTGCGTGAGCTCAAGCACAAAGTCGAACAACTGCCAGACCATCTCATTCACCTTGGGAAACAAATGTCCCACGTATAATCAGATGAAAACGTTGCAGAGATGTGATACCAATTAGGAATAGTTAACCCCTTTGCTAAGGACGTTAGTGGAGTTAGAGTGCCCTCGTTAGTGTGCGATGAAACCGTGTCCATGTCCAACAGATAAGTCGTGCAAATCACAATCCCTGTCCATGGACGATGTATGCTCTTAATTAACTACACAGCAATGGCAACCTCACCTTATGTGCTATTCACAACATGCGTCAACCCCTTTAGTATTCCAGCAGTAAGAATTGACTCAGTAACGGATCCGTCCGGTACTGTCATCCAACAGTTTGCGGAAATTGCTTATCCGTTTGGATAACCTGCCAACGCACTTGGGTATACAGTCGGTAGCGCATTTGACGGAGCATCCATTTACTCTTAAGTCAAGTTAGTTGCAGGCGGATTTTGACTTTATAAGACATCAAGTGCAGACGTTGAAGCTGGAACAATAAGAGCAATGTATTTCAGAC